GGCAGCGCGAGGGAAAACCCACCTTTTCGTCGTGGTAAGCTCAGTTCCCTGAGTCTTGGCCAGGCGAGAGGTTTGGTCTTCCATCTCTTCTTTGCTGATGCGGTTATGTGTCTCCGCCTTGCCGGTGCAACCGGTTTTGACAGAAGAACACTCGCGCAGACGAGCGATGTGCTGCTGCGCTTCCAACGTCCAGTTCTTGTCGAACTGAGTAGTGTAGTGGCCGGGAACTTCATTAGCTGAGACCGCCGTCCGGAAAATACCTGCCAGGCGTGGCCCCTTAATGAATCCCAGCAAATGCTGAAGGAATTTCATTGTTTTGGGAAATTGAATAATTGTCGGGGTGGTGCAGGGCACCAGGCTTTCCGATTGTTCCGGTTCTCCACCTATTTGGGGGCCTTGCGGTTATTCCCCAGCGGTTCCAGGTCGGGTATGGAGTGTCCGGAAGGCCCCAGGGGGGTTGTTCTTCCACTTGACGGCGCCAGGTATAGCACCGCCTGGGGCGCCTGTAAATACAAAAGCCTGGCCCAACTCAATGGACCAGGCTCTGTAAGCCATGTCATGAAGTCAGCTGCTGTTGTGCTGAAATCGAAGCCAGGGGGAGTCTGGCACTATCGCCCTGGTCCTGGCAAGCGCCAATGAAGATCTCATGGGATTCGCGGAAGATCCCAATGTTTTGCCGGAAGATCTCATGGGATTCGCGGAAGATCTCATGGGGTTCGCGGAAGATCCCTGGTCCGGACTGAGTCATCTCCCAGGAGAACCTGTTTGTCCTCCAGGGGAACCTCCTTCCTGGCTAACTCGAAGACCCTCACCCGCTCCCCCGCCAGGCGCATTTTCCAGGCTTTTGTCCTGGCCTCGAGCATCGTTGCCTGGGCCTGGGCCTCGTCAATCGTCCTGGACCAGCCGGTGCCAGTCCACCATCCGACCAGGGACCGGATGAATATACGCTTTTTAGACGCCACTCCTCCGCAGCTTTTGATTTACGAACTCCATAGCGTCCGGGTCTCCATCGGCATAGCGTTGGGACATTGGGTGAGCATTGGGAACGTCCTTGTTATATCGGAGAGAGTTGGCCTCTTCCATGATCCGGTTGGCCTCCTGGTTGGGAGTCTCGGTGGCCCCTGGTAAAGTGACGCCCATCCGGGCTGCCAGTTGGTCTTCACTCAGGGCGTCTTTCACCTGGGCCAGGATGCCCACGATGACCGGGTTGTCGAAGATTTGACCATCCCCTGGATCCACGGCGTTTCCTGTCCGTATGTCGATAAAGGACGCGGCGAGCTGCTTGAGGGTGTCAATGCCTTCTTGGGCCTGTTGGCCTCCCCCCAGGAATCCCCGGAGCTTGGCGTCATCCCGCTGAAGCTGCACCTGGTAGTCGGCGGTCCCCCTTTCTGCCAGGCCCTGGTCAAAGTTGATAAAGTCCTGGATGATGCCTTTGGCCTGGGCCGCTGGCACTCCGCGCTTCATCAACGCTGGCAGGAACTCTGTCAGGACTGCCATGTTCTCAGGCAGGTCTTGTGGGGTCGCGGCGCCAGCATATGTGGGCTCATCAACTCCCTCGAGGCCGACTGCCTTATTCCAGGCTGCCAGGTTCTCCTGGTTGCCGTCAGTCGGGTATCCCTCGACCTTCCCGGCCTGGTGGAAACTGGCTCGCAAAGAGCGATATCCCTTGGCCATCTCGCCCAGGTTCTTGAACGGGAGTGCCTCGGCGGTTGGATCATGCTCGGTTCCCAGGGCCTGGCCTTCCCAATTATCTGAGAACATATAGCCTGGCCCCTCCTGGAAAACTCCTGGAGCTGCTGCTGCTTCTGGTGCTGGCGCCTCCTGGGCGCCGGCGTCTACTGCTTCTCCCTCCATGCTATTTGTCCTGGTTAATTGCGCGGCTGGCCGCCAGGGCGGTCACTGCTCCCGCCACGGTCTGGGCGGTCTGATTGTCAATGGTAGTGGTTTTAGTCACCGTCCCATCAGGAGAGGTCATCTCCACGGTCGTGCAAGCTGGCAAAGCCAGGAGCACGATTGCTGCTGCTAGTTTTGACTTCATATCAATACGATGTCTTCACCGCTGGCCTGGGCTTAGGCCGCGTGGTGGTTCCTTTTTTCTTTGGTTTCTTGGCCATATCGTTATCCCAGGGCTGCCTGTGCTTTCTCTTCCTCCAGGGTTTCCTCTGCTTCTGCCTCCTCTTCCAGGGCGCTGAACACTTCGTCTGCTGACGGCGCCTCCCCAGGAGACTCGGCAACCTGGACTGGTGAAGGGGCGGAGGTGGCGTGTGGGAAAAATGTCTCGAAATCCTCTGGGGAGAAGTTCTCCCTGGCGTAGGCAATGACGTTGCCGCTGTCTGGTCCCAGGGCGGGGTCGGCGGCCTCCATCACCTCGAAAGGAATCATGCCAGGAGGGATTGCGGGGCGGTCATCCAGGCCGCGTTCCGGAAACAAAGCAGGGTCTGGCTTTGATAGCTCCTCCAGGGCCTCCACCTTTTTCAGGAGCAGATCCAGCTTGGCCATTGTCATTTCGTGTTGCGTCATTGATTAAAGAATGCCGTGCTGGCACAAACTAATCAACAAGCAAACGATCCAGAGTAGGGCTGCTGTGACCCATAGGTGCCAGTCATGAATCATTGGTTTTCTTGGGTTGTGGTCCTCGTTTCCTGATTTCGGATCCCCTGGCGGCTGCTGTCCTGGCCTCGATGATGACCGCCCTGGCGCCGTCCCTGGTCGCAGCGGCGTATGGGTTGAAGTCATCCTTGGGCTGAAATGCCTGGGAATGGTATTCGCAGACTCTCTCGAGGCCCTCCAGGAAGGCTTTGCCGGATGATGTTCTCAGCACCCGGTCTGCTGCTACTGCAAATTCCTCGTAGTCCGCGCTCATTCAATAGGCATCCCGCCAGGCGCTTGGCCCTGGTTGGGAAGACTTTTCGCCAGTTCAGCCGCCATCATCGCCTGTTCCTGGGCTTGTTTCTGCTCGAGGATCGCCTGTTTCTCTTCAGGCGTATTGAATATATCCTCGGGCACTCCCTCGTTTCTTCCAGCGGTGTGCAATGCTCGGCCCAGGTTGATCTCCTCCGCTACGGAAGACGGGTCGCCCAGGGCGGTGGCCCAATCCAGGGCGCGTTGCATGGTCCGGTCAATGCCGGTATTCTGGAGAGACTGTAGCGCCAGGGCTACCTTGGACTGGTAAAGCACCTCGGGGTTCTCTACGTCCAGGACGCCGGTGAACTGGTCGGGGACCAGGGCTCCTGGTGGCGGTGGCGGAAACTTTCCGGCGCGAAGCAGGATCCGGAAGACCCGGTTCATGCACACCTGGAAGTCGGCGGTGAACCTGGTAAATGTCGGGGAGAAGTTGATGAGCTTTTCGGAGGTTCTTTCGCTGACCTCGAGCACGGACATCTGGGATCTCTTCTCGAGCTCGGCAAACATACGGAACAGGTCCACATGGAATGCCTTGTTGATGTCTTCCCGCTTGCGGTCGCTCCGGTCTACTCCCACATCGTATCGGCCTCCGGTCAGCCACTCCTGGGGAATTGCGTGTGGCCCCTTGGCGCGATTGGCCGCAAAGGTCGTCACGCCGCCGGCTCTCATGTCCACATCTCCTTCCAGGTAGTCAGGGATAAGGACAGGCGGAACAGCAGATTTCTCTGCGACCAGGTCCAGCAGCTTCTCGTTGAAGTTGAGCTGCGAGATGGTTGGCAACGCTCTCCAGGCCGGGCCGAACCCGTAGACTCCGGTGGATCCGTTGTGCTTGAGGTAGCGGGAACAGCACACCGGGAACTCGATCAGTCCGGTTTCAAATAGAACGTAGGGACCGTCCAGGGCCACATAGGCCGACTCGAACGGCATATTCTTGGTGCCGATTTTGCCAGGCTCTGCCTTGTAGTTTGGCCTGATAACGTGGATGAACTTGTGCTTTGTGTCGGGACCGTGCTCGTTTTTGTATTTCTGCCAGGACTCTGCCATCTTCCCCTCGACGGCATCTTCCCCGAACATCTGAACGATCCTGGATATTGGCCAGTCGTATTCGCAGCCCCACTTGTCAACGTATCCTTCGTCGTTTTCTCCTATCGCATAGGACGAAATCTCATGGCTCCGGAACATCAGACTGTTGCGCTTGCCTGGCCACACGGATATGGAGCCAATGCCGAACGCTACCCGGTCTTCGTATGTTTCGTGGATGTTGGTGTAGAAGTTGCCGGCTGCCAATTCCTTGGCCGCGATGAGTGAGCACCGGCGATACCACCCGTCTACCTCATCAGATCGGACATGGTCTGGCGCTGCCCAGGAGAACCACCGGTCGCCGCTTGGCGTGATGTAGCTGACATGGCCATTGGCCGCTGTGGCACACGCATCTACCGCTGTTGTGTCGTAAAGCCGGCGGAACCTGGAAGCGTCTGGGGCATCATCGCTTTCACCCACATAGCTTTTCCTGGGGATGACAAGCTCTCCAATGAGCTGCCACCACTCCTCCACCGGACGTCGCACATCTTTCATGTGCGTCCACAATTTGAGCAGACTAACTGCCCGTTCCGTAGCGGTCTTTGTCGCCATTAGCCTAGCAGAGATTTGCGCCCTTCGTCACCTGCTACCAGGGTGCCGCCATAGGACATTCCCCTGGGGCGCTTTCTTTGAGCTGCTGCGCTTTGCGCGGTGTCGGCTGCACTTCTCCTGGCAACCGGGACTGCCTTGGGTGGCTTGGGAGCCTTGGCTGAAAATGTCCGGAAAATGCCGGCCAGTCGCACTTTGTTCTGAAGGAATCTCATAACGCTGCAAACTATGCCACGCCCTGGGGATCTTTGGAAGCCTAGAAAATCTTGGGCTTCACCACATTAAGGCGCTGCCTGGAACGGTATTGGGAGGAGATTTCGCCGCCGCCGGTGATCGCCCTGGGCTTCTGAGCCGGGCCTATGTTTGCGTGGCGGTTGACCAGGCCATTCTCCAGGGCTTCCGCAAAGGTCCGGAACGCATCGGCGGAGTGAGAGTGCTTGTCGTGCAGGGGCACCACTGGTTCCTGGTCAGAGGTTTCGGTGATCTTTCGCCGGTAGGCTTCCAGACAAGCCAGGCCGCTAGGCTCCTCGACGCCCTGGTTCTCCCAGGGGGTGTCGCAGTTGGTCGCATGGAACACGCACCTGGGCAACATTCCCCGGACAGAATCCACCCCTACCCATACGTCCGGGATCCTGGGCACTACCTCGGTGGCCTTTATCCCCAGGTCGTGCAGGTGCTGCTCGTAGGTGCGAATGTCTCCCCGGCCATCCTGGTTGGCGTCATGCGGAAGGAAGTGGCAGGAGATCAGGTCATACTCGCTCTCCCATTGGCGGATTTTCGAGGCGAAGTGATCGGCGCCCAGGCCGTTTCTCTCATACCAGTCTACGACCAGGACTTCCCGGCCCACTACCTGGAGAAGCCATATCGCAGTAGAATCCCCCGTGCCTAGATCCCAGGAGGTGAACAGGGGCGCCCTGGTTTCCCAGGGGAAGTCTTTGACGCGCCCTTCTGCCCTGGCTCTCATGATCAGGTCTGCATAGATCGCTCCCTGGACAGGAGCGGAGAACGCTTCGTCGGGTGTGGATGGATATTCTCGTCGCATAGTCATTCCCTGGGCTTCGCTCTTGCGGTCATACCACAGCATCTGTGCCCGGTCGAAGGTCACCGGGGACTGGATCCCCATAGAATTCAGCATCTTGACCATGCCGTCTTCGGCCAGGCTGTCTGCCAGGCTGTCGAAATAGTCGATAACCTCCTGGCGAATCGGAATGTCCGGGTCATCCAGGCGATATGCCGGGTCGGCAAACCAGGGGAAGAAGAAGAACTGGCTGTCCAGCCTGGTTAATTTGCCCACATTCTTCATCGCTCGCTTCATGAGCTGGTAGTTCAGGCCGATCTTTCCGCCTTCATGGGTGCTCTCGATGGTGACTGATCCGTCCAGGGGGACTGCCTCCATAGCTCCGGACACTATCTCGGTCGCGTCGATTGGCCTCCTCACTGATATTTTGCCTAGCTCGGAGATGTGCAGATCCTGGAGCGTGTCGCCCCGGAAGGTGGTGTCAGTGTAGATGCCGGCGCCATTGGAGAACTCGAGCTCCGATTTGTTGTCGGTCACAAGCTGCACGGATTGCTTCACCAGGCCGCCCAGGCGGCAGGTGTCCGGGTGGATGTCCGGGTCATCCAGGCGCTCGTAGGCCAGCTTGATCTTGGCGATTTTCTTCTGCCCGTCAGGCTTCCTGGCGTCCACGATGGCCGCTCGCCGGTTGGGCTGGAAGAGCATCCGGTCGAGATACATCATGGCCAGGAGCGTGGAGAATCCCAACTGCCTGGCCTTCAGGATGTGATTGCGCCACCACTGCCGGCGTAGAAACGTCTGTTGCGCCAGGTTGGGGTGGAACTTGGTGATCCCGCCGTCCTTGGGCTTGATGGCGTAGAGGTGTTGCAGCCTCCACCCAGGGTTTTCCATTAGTTTACTGAATCGGTCAGGATTCATTTCGCCTGGGTAGCATCAGCGATGAGATGGTAAAGCGGTGTCTGGCTCTTGTCGTTAGCGTTCTTCCTAGTCATGCCATCGAACAGCCTGGCGGTGGTCAGTTCAAGCCAGGTTCCTCCCAGGGGTTTTGGTGGGCCGCCCCGCAAGTTGTGCCAGCCGCTGCTCGAGGGGTCGTATTCATTCTTGTAGGTCGGGCTGCATATGTGGATTTGCTCGTCCTGGTAAACCCGGCCAGTCGGAGTGCATCGGTCCCGGCAAAAGCTGACCCTCCAGTTTTCATGAACGTGCCCTGTGATTACCGCATTCGCGTCAGGGTATATCATGGCTCGCCTTGATGCCTGGATGACTCCCTTTGTGATTATTCCGCCGCCGCCGTGTCCGTGGTGGTAGGCGATCCGGTATAGCAGTTTCACCGTCTTCGTGACGTAGACCTGGACCATGACCCAACCTCCTATTCCCATTGTGTGAATATTCCCGCCAGCCTGGCGGAGCTGCTCGGCGGCCCTTTCGATCAGGTCTGTTTCGCAGTTTTTAAGGATCGCCAGTTCATGGTTCCCTCGACCCATGCAGGCAATGGACGATGCGTAGGGAGCTGCAAACTTGGCGTATCCGTTGACGAGGGCGTCCAGATACCAGGGTGTATCGTGCTCTGGCCTGACATCAGCCCTGGATCGACGGGGATCCCAACGGCCTTGCATGGCGCAGAAAGTATCGCCCCCCTTAAATATCGGAAGGCCCTGGCTGTGAGCGTCTTTCATTTGGCGCTCGATCATGTCCTGATCAGAGTGCGGATTATCCCAATGCTCGTCGAACTGGAGGAGGATCCGAACTTTCCCGCCGACTCCGACTGGCTTGGGGAATGTTATGATCGGGACTTTGTTGCGCCTAGTCAGGGTGAAGATCGGATCCATGCTTTGGGGGTTGTGATTCGACCGCGAGCTGCTGACGCACCTTTCTGGTCAGGTGACGTTCATAGCAGGGAAAGAAGATGTTCTCAAGCCCCCGAACCAATACCTCTTCGACGCCCTCGGGCAGTCCATACGCTACCCCAGAGGCCGCCAGGGCCGCGTGGAGCAGTTCATGCCGGAAGGTTCCCCACAATTTGGCCCCTCGGAGCGTCGTGCATAGCGTAATTCGCTTTTTGTCGTCGTCGTATTGACCGTAGCACTCGATGTCCGTGAGGTCTCGACGCACTACTTTTATGGTCACGCCGGCAACGGAGACCTGTTTGGGCACAAGTCTCACAGATTTCTCCAGGCTTTTGACAGTTCCGCCCTGGCGGCGTCCAGGTGCTGGCTGGCTGATTTCAGGCCGCTGGCCGCCATCTGGAGCATTTCCAGGATTTCCAGCAGATTGACGCTGGCTTCGATCTTTTCCTTTTCTCCGTCTTCCACCGGGTCTACCAGGTCGAAGAAATCAAGGGCGCCCTGGTAAAGAGGCTCTGCTAATACCCCTGGATTTGTAAGGGCCAGGAACTCTTCCCCCTCGGAATTGTCGATGAATTCGAGCTCGAAGAGGAGCGCCGGCCCCCTGGTCTTCATGAGAACCGTGAACCTGGCCTCCTTGTCCGGGTCACCGTCACCCAGGCTGACCCTGGCCTGGCGGTGGGGGAAGGCTGCCTGGTAGCGGTTAAAAGCCAGGGTGGCAGCCCTGTCGCTTGAGGTATTCCCAGGACTTGTCCACACCTCGTATCCGGTCCCCAGGTGGCTCTCGCTTGCATTGCAGTGGATCGAAATGAACAGGTCCGCCTTGTATGCGTTCGAGGCTGCTGCCCGGTCTCCCAGGCTTACATAGTCATCCCCATCCCTGGTCAGCTTGGGCATCAGGCCAGGGTGCTTGACCATCTTTGCCCACAGGGCCTGGGCCACATCCAGGGCAACTGACTTTTCCTCGAGCCCTCCTGGCCCCACGGCGCCTGGGTCTCTTCCCCCGTGACCAGGGTCTATCATCACCCGCTTCATTCTTCGGTCGAGGCTATGTCCAGGTCGTAATCGCCTGGCAAAATCTTGTCCGGGAGGCTGTCCAGGACGGCGCGGAAGGTGAGATCCCCCTGCACCATGATGGGGCGGTTGTCGCCGGTCATCAAATTGTCCAGGGCGATGGCTCGGATTCGGTCTCCTGGCTTGGTCCCCTCGATCTCTCCCATAGCGATGGCGGAGAGGACTCCCCGTTTCACATCCCTGGTCATGCCCACCACGCTGGCCTCACGCTCCTGGAGCTCTGACAGGGCTTGCTTGACCTTGTCAGTTCTCAGCAGCTTGGAGGCGCTCGAAGCGGCGCTCTGGAGCTTCTTTGCTTCCTGGGTCTCGGGCCACCCATACGCCACCATGTAAGAGCCTGTGGCGGTGTTCCCTCCCCATACCAGGCGCACGAACCTTGCCTGGGGCACAGACAGATCCCACTTCTCTCGCCAGGCTTCGTCCGGAATGGCGGCGTCCTGGGGAGCCTCTATGAGCTCTAATCCCATTGGGCCTTGTCCTTCAGCAGCAGGGCATTCCCACAAATTGGAATACCGGCCACCTTGGATGCCTTTTCGTTATGTGGGAGCCCCTCGAGGATCCCTTCCTCATTCACCAGGAGCTGGCCCTGAGTGGTTGTGACCAGTTCAACGAACCCGCCGACTGCCTTCTGCGCTTCTTCCAGGGACGGTCGGTTATCCGACTCTATCTTCAATATTGCTTCAGCCATGTCTTTTCTTATCAGTTTTGATTCAATCTTTCAACCTGGCCTCCCTCGAATTTGAAGCCGGTGAGCTCTCCTTCCGGGAGTCGGACAAATGTTACCCTGGTCCCGCCGGCATCCGCTCTTTTGACGTAAACCACATGGCGGAGGCCACACGAACAGCACTGGTGGACGAACCCATCGTGCTTTTCGTCCAGGATAATTGAGTCCCCGTCGAACATCTGGGTCTCCTCGGGCTCCTCATCCTGCAAAGCTGCCAGGATCAAGATAGTGGCCAGAAGCCCCAATGATATCGCAAGTAAGATCCAGGTCATTGTCATTTGCGGTAGCACATTACGAAGCCGGCGCCATACCCCATGAGAGGTTCCACGTTATAGCTGATCCACTCCCTGGCTTCATCGTGACTCATTCCCTGCTCCACAAACCCTTCGACCAGGAGGTCGTAGTCGTAGATCAGCTTGCCGTCTTCTGTAGACCCCAGGATCGCTGAGTCCAGCTCTTTTCCCTCGAGAACCACCGCTTCTTCATCTAGCTCCGGGGCGGCGGGGTGTAGTTCAAACCGTGTGCTCATGTTTTCTTTTCATTTGGATTTCCATTCTGGGGTGAACGTCTTTGTCTACGCGGATCCTGGCGCCCAGGAGATCCCAGGCTGAATCGTCCTGGCCCAGGGCGGCGCTGACCCCGTCCAGGTATGCCTTTGTGGCAAAGACCAGGTTGTCTACATCGCGGCGGCGCTTGACGGCGTAGAAGAACTCGAGGCTGTAGCCGGCAAAAGACCGGTCCTGGGCCTCGAGGAGAAGCATGGCTTGCCTGGTAGCGGCGGCGGCCAGCAGTTTGTGCTCTTTTCGGAGCTTATGCAGCACCATGTGATGAGCTCTGGTGTTCCCCCCCAGGCGCCGGTCAGGTATTGGCAGCCCGATAATCATTAAAACCACGCTTCCTTGGCCAACGATTGAGCTTCCTGGGAAAGAGCCTGGTTCAGATTTACCAGGGCAACTTCCAGGCTGGCGCCCGTGGCTTGGGGCAATTTCTCCTCGAGATCCTTTTCTGATGGTGCCTGGATCCTGGCAGCCCATATGCCGCCCTCGCCCGGCTCGACCTGGACGCGCCTGTTTGCGCTCTCTCCCGCCTCGAGGAGAGTTTCAATCCAGAGTAAGCGTATCCGCTGGTCAGTCATCTTGAGAATCCAGCCTTCTTTCCTGGCCTCCTTGACGTTGTTTTCAGCCCAATTATGGCAAAAACTGCACAAAGGGACAAACAAAAGCATGGCCACCAGGCTGTCCCTCCTCGAGATGTGATGCGGCTCGAACGTGCCTCCGAAATGACGCCAGCCAGCGCCTTGTTTCTGGCACCTGGCGCATTCTGTAGGCTTCTGGGAGTCCCTGGCGAGCGCATATCGCTGGAGCCAGGCTGCCCGTTTCTTGCTTTTTTGGCGCACACGGACCACTAAATCAGCGGGTTCAGGGCTCCGCTATTTTTTTCTCACTTTAATGTGGACTTTCCTTCCTACCTAAAATAAACCTGACGGCGTCATGAAGAAATTAGAAGCTACCTGTTGGGGCGACACGAGCGCCGTTTGGGAATTTGACCTTAACATCCCTGGAAAATCGCCCTCCACATACGGGCGAATGGATCGCGGCCACATCGTTGTGCTCCTTGATTTCGCGGAAAAAACCGCCCGGTTCTTTATGAGCCGCGTCACAGGGTGCAACACCCTTTGCGATGTTGAGATCAGTGTGGAGGACTTCAAGCGCCTCTTCCCGACCAGAACTTTTCCTGGCTTCCGGGCCTGGTTGCGGGTCGCCCCGCCCGACGCTGACGAGCTTGGGGTGGACCTCAACGAAGTCCTCGACGGCTTTGCCTGGTCCTACAACACGCTCACCAACAGCCTGGGCGAGCCTCCAGAGGAGGAGGATATGATCTTCCCCTACGAGGAGGATCCGTTGACCTGGTCGCGGGAAGACTGGGAAGACTTCACCGCCGACGACCACATTTCGGACGGCGAGAAGCTGACCTGCTAGAGAATTTACCAGCGCCCCTCCGCAAGGGGGGGCGATTTTTTGTCATGAAAATATACGAAGTCAAAAACCAGGATAGCATCCACTACGTCACCTCCAAAAGGGCGGCGGAGTTGATGGGGAAACGCGGGTTGGGAGAGGTTCGAGAGATCGAATTTGACCTGACGAAAAAGGGGATCGCTGAGATGCTGAACGGCCTGGGCCTGGCGCCCTGGGCTGATTCTGACAAGCCAGGCGCCATTAGGATCACGGCCAACAAGCCGCCAGAGCCTGACCCGGACTATGATGATGAGCCCGACCAGTTCAACTCGGACGCGGAGGCAGATGCTGACGCGCTCGCCAGCGCCGGATTCGGAACGGATGAAGACTACGGACACTTTGGAGACGATGAGTAGAAACGAATTACTTGACGCCCTGGCTGACGGCCTCCGGGCTGGAGACGCGACCCTGGCTGATGTCCAGGGTGAGGTAGAGGCTTACGAATCCTGGCTTGATGAACAGGCCAGGGAGGCGGAGGCTCACCAGGAGGCTGAGATGGAGATGGAGATGGAGCGCAAGGCCATGCGCCGCGCCATCCAACGCGCCCTGGTTAAGGAAAGAATCGAGAACCAGGCGGTGATTCCTCCCGGCCTCTCGATGTTTACCGGCGTGGATCCTCTTCCGCCCAGGGAGAAGACAATCAAGCGACGGGTGCTAATCCTGGAAAGCTGGATCGAACGAGAGCTCTAATGAGTGCGAAGCATTTGAAAGACAAGTCCTCCCTGGCAGCGGTCCAGGTTCTGATGGCCAAGCGCAACTACCTCAAAAGTGGGCAGTTGAGCAGACAGGCCGCTCTTCAGAGCCGGGCCAGGGGCACAGCAGCCGGCGATGTTTTCCTGGACGGGCTTTACCGCCCTGATGTGGCGCCAGGGGACATCATCGGATCGATTGATGTCTCTAAGTCTAGGATCGAAGATCAGCTGGAGATCATCCAGGGATGGGATCCTGAAAAAATGTGGCTCATGCATTTGACCGGCGAGCTCCGGAACCAGGCCCTGGGGCTCTGGATGGAGAAGCGCCCCGAAAGGCCGGTCAATCTTTGGATCATTATGAAAAAGAAAGTAGGGCGGCCAGCCCTGAATACAGAAGAGAAGAGGGTCAAAATCTCCATCTCGGTATCGCCTCACACGGCGGACTACCTGGACGCGAGCAAGGCGACATTGGGGAGCAGGGGCCACGTTGTGGACGCCCTGGTGAGACATATAGATTTGGCCACAAAATTCGTGGTCCAAAAACCAGACAACAACACAAACGATGAAAGAACATCCTAACCTACCGACTGCCCTGGCTCATGCCCAGGTGCAGTTTCCTGCCATCCGAAAGGACGGCGAGGCTCAAGCCGGGCCGCGCAAATACAACTACATCACCCTCGATGAGATCAACCGCAAGTGCGTCCCCGTGCTTGCTGAAAACGGGCTTGTGATGACGCACGAAATATCGGGACGGGAGCACCTCAAGGTGGTTTCTAACCTGATCCACGTTAAGACGGGCGACAACCTGACTTCTTCCTGTCCGCTTCTGATCGCGGACGGCGGGAACAGAATGCAGTCCCTGGGCTCTGCCAGAACCTACGCCATGCGCTACAATACCGGATCCCTGCTTAACATTGCAGTGGACTTCGATGACGACGGCGCCGCTGCCGGGGAATCCCAGGAGGCTCCAGCCACTGCGACTGACAAGCAACTCAAATACATGGAGAGTCTATTTGAGGCTGTGAAGGTATCCCAGAAGAAGCGCGAAGATTGGGCCTCGAAGGTCTCGTCCGGTCGCACCAGGAATTGCGCGGAACTCACCACCTCTGAGGCTGGCCGCGTGATTGATCACCTTGCCGTGAAGAAAGACCAAGCCACCGCTGAATAATATGGACAGAAACCAAGTCGAAATTGCCGGGCGCCTTACCAGGGATCCGGAGATCCGCTACACGACAAGCGGACGAACCCTGGCTCAGTTAGGGATCGCAGTAAACAACCGCCGCAAGGGAGCTGATGGAGAGTGGATCAAGGAGACAACCTTCCTGGATGTAACTCTCTTCGGAAACCAGGCAGAGGTAGCCCAGAAGTATCTCAAGACCGGAGACGGCGTCTTCATTGACGGTCGGCTCCAGTTGGATACCTGGGAGGACAAGAACACTGGAGCCAAGCGCCAGGCGCTCAAGGTCATCGGGATCCGGATGTCCTTTGTGGGTGGCGGAACCAGGGAGGGCGCCCAGGACGAGCGCCCCAGGAATGCTGACGTTGACACCTCTACGTCACGCCCAACTGATCCCAAGGTTGAGCCCCAGGGAGACTTTGAAGACATTCCATTCTAATGAGCACGTTCTTCATTGACCTCGAGACCAGGCCGGCGCCCGAAAGGGTCCGGTCCTGGCTCGAGCCCCAGGCCCCATATGAGCCGCTCCCTCTCCTTGATCCTGACAAACTGGTAGACCAGGCGCTGGCCAGTGACGCCCCTGACTGGTCCAAGATCGCCAAGTCCCTGGGAGTCCGCTGTGGGAATCTCAAGGACGAATCCAAGATCATGGAAAAGGTTCTTCACGCCCTGGCGGAATCCGCGCAAAAAGAGGTGGACCACCTAGTAAAATACGAAGCGGACGCCATCCAGGCGGAGGTTGATGCGTTTGCCAGGGCCGCGCTTTGTCCCAGGACCGCTGAGATATTCATGATTCAGTGGGCTGAAAATGATGGGCCTGTTTCCATTCTTTGCCAGGACAACAACAAGTGGGAGCTCCGGAGGCGCAGGGATCCTGCTCTTGCTGAAATCGTCGAGGCCGGCGATGGCG